AGGCTGACTATAACAAAGCATTAAAAGATGCTAGTATATCTGCAGGTATTGATGTGGCAACCCTTGGTACTTTTAAATACTTATCTCCTGTATATAAAGCACTTAAAACAAAACGCAAAACTTATGTTGGGGCAGCTGGTACTGATGAATCATTACAGGCAACACAAAAATTATTAGAAGAAGGGGGTGGTACACTTTTACCGTCACAAGTTGTTAAACAAGATAATTTATTTAAAGGTTGGTATGATGTTAGTGAGTCTATTAGTGCGGTTGGTTTATTATCTAGGGGAAAATTAGATAAGATTGCACAAAATAATTCAGAGGTTATACAAAGAGAAGTTAAAAAACAAATAGATGGTATTAATCCAGAGTTTGCACTTTCAACTGAAAAGTTAGGTGAAGAAATGTTTGGTATCATTCAACAAGCTAAAAAAGTTAATCAAACTAGTTATACAAATGGTTTATCTCGTCTTTCAGAAAAATATGGAAATACAAATGTACCTGTAGGTAATATTACTAAAGCTATAGATGATTTTGTTGCAGAAGCAAATAAAGATGGTATAAATACACTAAGTAAACAAACATTAAAAGTAATACAAAAAACTAAAGAAAATTTAATAGGAAATCAATTAGCAAGTTCAAAAGTTGCATTTAATGCTTTACCAGATGCTTCTGTAAACAAACTAATGACTTTTCAAAAAGAAATAAATAAAGATGTTAGTAATGCTGGTAGTTTTAAATCTGGATTTAGTGATTCAGATACAGCTGACCTAGCTAAATTTTCTAAAGTTATTTCAAAAAGTGTAGATAATACCTTAAATATTGCTAATAAAGGTTTAGCTAAAGAGTATAGAGCTATAACTAAATCTTATGGGGAAACATTAGGTAATTTACTACCAGAAATAAATAAATCAATAGCAAAAACTGGTAAAAATGAAGATTATTATGCTATAGGTAGATTAATAACAAATAATACTAACCCTTCAAAAATAAAAAAATTAATGAGCAGTCTTGACTCATCTTTTAAAATTGCTAAAAAAGAAGGAATAACTTTAGAAGGTGCTGTTAAATCAGCAGATGAAGCAAAACAAATGATAAGACAAACTTATATAAAAAATATTTTTGGGGAAACTTCAGGTACTTTTGATGTAAAAAAATTTCAAACTAAATTACAAAAAATAGATACAAATCCTCAAGAAGCAGAGAGATTAAAAGTTTTATTAGGTAAAGATGGCTATAATAATTTTAAAAAAACAGCTAATGCATTACTAGAAAGTTCTAAAAAACCCGGTCAAGATATGTTTTCTTTAGCTATAAGAAGTAGGGAGGTAAGTGCTGGAACAAGTGTAATTGCAGGTGCAGAAGCAGCAAAAGGTGCATTTTACTCCGCTACAAGTATATTAGCAATACCATGGGTTCTTTCAAAAATTGTTGTTAATAAAAGGGCTGCTAATAAATTGTTAACTTTAAATAATAGAGTTAGACAAAATTCATTAGGAGTTGGTGAAGCTTTAACTGCTGATTATGTTGGTAAAGCAGTAGCATCTATTATAAATGAATTACCTGACTATGATAAAGAAGATATTAAATTTAAAATGGGAACAAAAGAAGAATAGTGGCAAATAATTTTATATTTTTATTAATAATAACCATAGTAGCTGTCATAACAACTATAACTACTTATGCAGCAGATAGTACAGTAAATTACAAAAACCAACCCCCACCCTCTGCAATCTCTGCAGGTGTGCAAAGCTATAGCCAAATGATATGCAGCTTTCCCGTAGTAGGGGCAGTACAAACTTCAGTGGTTGGTATATCTACAGGAACAACTTTTACGGATTGGAACTGTGAGCGTAGAATGTTATCAAATTCTCTTAGTAAAGCTGGACTTAAAGTTGCTAGTATAAGTGTATTGTGTGCTGGGAGCAAAGCAGTGTGGTCAGCCATGTTACATAGCGGTACACCCTGTAGCATATGGAATGGTAAAAAAGCACTAATTGGTAAAGAAGCTATTAAACATTATAAATTAATGGGGTATATAAATGAGTACGGTCAAATATTACGTTATCCTGATTATCTCGGTGTTAATGGGGTTGTTTCTAATTTTAGCAACTCAAACAGTCAGAGCAACGGAAACCACAAATCTCCTAAATAACGGTTCATTTGACAATCAAACGGAAGGTTGGGAGTTAGATGGTACAGCTAGTTATGATAATAATAATTATGGTGAAATAAATAAATCAGTTAGATTTAGTGGTATTGAGGGTGGGTCGGTAACACAAGATATATCGTTAGGTAATATTAGTACAGAACAAAAATACATTGATAAAGTAAACGGTAGTGTTGTATCCATTGGCTGTAATAATGAGGGAAGTAGTTGGTGTACTACAACCGGAACAGCAAGTAACTTAGACCCAGTTAACACAACTATTACTATTACGGATGGTACTCAATCAGAAGTATTGACTCACAATATTACAAGTGATTATAATGATGGAGTCATAACATCTACTTTTACTCTTGATGTAAATAAAGATTTTAACGTAG